GAGGTGCGCTTGCGTCGTCCTCGGCCGCCACGCTGGCGGCCGGGGTAGGGTCCGCCTCGACCTCCACGCGGATCGCGCCGAACTCGAGGTTCTCGAGCGCCTCGATCGGGGCGGTGTCACCGGCGCGCTCAGCAGCGATCTGGGCGATCGCAATGATCACGTCGGTGTCGCCGGCCAGCAGCGCGTCCTCGATCTCGCCGGCACGGATGCCGGTGAGCGTTTTGATGCGGCCCATCTCGCGGTAGGTGAATGACTCCGGCATTGCGTACCGCTTTGGGCCTTCCGGCCACTCGATGACGATCTCGGTTGCCACGAGCGTCCTTTCTCTTAGAGGTCGTTCTTGCTGAGGAACGTGTCGAGCCAGTAGTCCATCGCGCGCTCGATCTGCGCTTCGCTGGTCTCAGCGGCGGGCCACAGGAACGGCCTGGCGCGCCCGCGGGCGTAGCCCTCGATGCCCTCGTACAAGCCCGGGTAGCGGTAGCCGCCCGGGTACTTCTTGCTCGGGTTCTTCGCCTTGGCCTCGACGAACACGCCCTGCTGCCTGACTGTCGGCTTGATCTTCTTGATCAGGTTGCCGGTGCGGCCGCGCAGCCCTTGCGAGGCTGCGATGAACTTGGCCTTCTGGGCGACGATGTCGCCGACTTCCTTGAGGCCGTCGCGGACCTCTTTCTTCGCGGTCTTGTTGACCTTGTTCAGATCACGCTGGAGCTGGGCGAGACCCTCGACCTGCAGGGTCCCGCCAAAGCTCGCAGAGCGAAGTGCCCTGCCCGCCTTAGACATGACTAGGAGGTGGTGTCCGAGGTCATGTAGTTGACGGTGATCGGAGCGTTCGTGCCGTCGTTGAGCACCTTGAACGGCAGCTCGTGCGTCAGCACGTCGGGGCCACCCACCTGCGGGTTGGCCGGACCGTCGAAGCGCACCTTCGCGATGTCAATCTCGAGGTACGGGAACGTAGTGCTCTCGATCGCCGTGGCGGCGGTCCACTTGGCGTTGAGCGCCACCTGGGTGTTGTTGACGAACCGCTCGTAGGCGGTGAGGTTGAGGAACTCCACCGAGACCGTGCCGGTGATCTCCGTCATGCCGGCGAGGATCGGCTCGCTCATGGTCGCGCCGCCCAGGAAGTAGCGGTCGGACTTGAGGTTGTTGTTGATCTCCATCTCGAAGTCGGTCACCACACCGACCGTCGAGCCGGCAACCGAGATGACGCCCTGCGTCCAGTAGAACTGCTCGTAGCTGGCCGCAGACCCCGTGGTGGGGTAGGTGGCCGTCGCCAGCGCCTGAGCGCGCGTCTCGTCCTGACCGACGAGGCCGACCTCGGCCACCAGCAGCTCGTCGACCGAGCTGGTGAAGCTGAGCGTGTCGACCCGGCAGCCCAAGAAGCTGAACGGCTGCACGGTCCCGGAGGAGTCCGGGCGGCCGACCTGCACGGTGAGCGACGTGCCGAAGATGTCGCCCAGCGTGTGTGCGTGCAGGCGCGCGTTGGTCGCACCCGACGGGGTGGTGATCGACGCGGAGCCCAGCGCGTGCTTGAGCACGAGCCCGAAGCCCTTGGTGGCGGGCTCGAGCGTGATCGAGCCCTCGACGCGCTTCTGGCCCGGCGCGTAGCGGTCGGTGCGGAGCACACGGTTGTTGGCGCGAAGCCCAGGGGACTCCACACGCTCGATCTGGTACTCGAGCGACTCCTCGTTGAACTCGAGGAAGCGGGTCGGGGTCTGGTAGGTCCCGAACGTGCTGGACTCGGCAAGGCCCAGCTGGGCTGCCAGCCCTGAACGGATAGCCATCGGCTAATCCTCCTCGGCCTTGTGGGCCTTCTTGGTGGTCTGCTTCGGAGCCGGCTCATCTGCCGGCATCCACTCCCCGTTGATGAGGAGGCTCTTGGCGACCTCGTCGGGGAAGGCGGTGGGCTCGCCGTGCATCGCCGTCAGGACTCGCCCATCGGCGAGCGGGACATCGACGCCGTCGTGCGGCCCCTGGTAGGTGATCTTCACGGCGGTCTCCTAGATGCGCGCCTGCACGCGCACGCCGATCGTGAGGAGGGCAGAGCGGGTGGTATCGCTCGCGCCGACCTCGAGGTTGACTGACTCCACGGCCGCGACGCGCACGGTGTTGCTCATCGTCGGGGCAGTGCTCGTCTCGCGCAGCTGGTCCTCCAGCTGGGCGAGAAGCTCATACGCCCGCTCGACGGCGGGCTGGGTCTGCTGGCCCTCGCGGATGACGAGAATCAGCACCTGGACGGTGTAGACCTCCTCCTTGGCCAGCTGTCCGAGACCTGCGAAGGACTGCTGGCCGTCGAGGCCGAGGATGTTGACGCTCTCGCGCCCCGGGTCGGGAAGCGCGGGCCCGTAGTTGACACGGACGCCTGACAGCCCGGAACGAACGCCGAGCGCGTCGTGCAAGGCGTTCATGAACGCCGGGGCGGTGCTGGTCGCCACTAAAAGGCCCCTGCAGTGCGTCGAAATGGGGCCAGAAGGCGACGCGATGCGGCGGGGATGGAATGAGTCGCCGGACCCTCGGGGGCGATCGCCTGAGGCTCGTCGATGCCGGCGATCGCCAGCTCGGTCAGATCGCGCCTGAGCGCAGACTGCACCGCGATCACGCAGGCGCGCTTGACGTCCTCAGGCACGGTGGCGAATCCGAACGCGCCGTTGACGTCGACCAGGGTGTATCCGTAGTCCTGCGCGGTCTGCGAGGTGTGCAGGCTGGTCAGGCGCGCGGAGAAGCGGATCGACTCGTAGGTGCCCTGCTGGGTGACCACCGGCATCAGCTGGAAGTCGGTGGTGGCCGTCAGCGCCGTGCCGCCGCTGGCCTCAGGGTTGATGGTCAGCGTGCTGACCGTTCGCAGGTCATACGGCGCGAGATCGAGCAGCAGGCTCCCCGCGGGCACCTGGAAGCGCCTTGTCGCGGTGGCCGCCGGCGCGAACTCGCGGTCGTACTCGCGGATGATCGCCCGGGAGAGGTCGCTGATGAGCGACTGGATGAGGTTGTCGCGCGTCGTGTCAGACGCGGGGAGCTCAAGCGCCTCGCGCACGTTGGCGAGAGTGCACAGGTCCCAGGCGGCAGCGGCCATCGGCTACCTCGTCTCGGACTTCTTCGTCTTGGTGGCGCGCGGACGGCTCTCGGCACGCTTGGCGGGCGCTGCGGACTCGTGGCCCGCCTTGCGCAGCTCGGCGTTGATGTCCTTCACGCGCTCGTCCTGCCCCCAGCGCTCGCAGTAGCGGCGCTCCTCGAGCAGCGACTTGATGTAGTCAGCCTTCTGTTGGTCGGTCACGTTGTTCTCCTGGTCTCAGGAACGCGACGGGCCCGCCGCCTCGGATGAGGTGGCGGGCCCGTTCACGGTCAGATCAGTCGGACTACAGGGTCTCGTTCAGACCCGTGCCGGTGATCTTGCAGATGGCCTCCGGGTACCGGCCACTCATGAACCCCGAGTAGCCGTAGTAGCTCAGGCGCACCGTAAGCGTGCCCGAGCCGACCGACTCGTGCACCTTGAAGCGGGGCTGACCCTCCATGACCCGCAGGGCCGGGGCGTTGATCACGAGGATCGCGTCCTCGTCGGTGCCCGAGCCGAGGGTGGTCGGGACGTTGGCGTCCGCCACCACCGGCAGGCCCGCGATCGAGCCGACCAGACCCTCGTTCTGCTCGCCGGCAGCCATCATCAGGCCACCCTGCTGGAAGATCGGGTTGGACGTGCTCTGGCCGGCAGCCAGGAAGGCAGCGCGGCGCGGGTGCATCACGATGTGCGTCGGGGCCTCGAAGTAGTTCGAGGTCACGGTGCTGATCGCCTTGTAGATCGGCGAGAGGAAGTCGCCCGAGGTCGGCGTCGTGCTGGTGAAGGTCACCGAGCCGATCGAGGAGACGTTCAGCAGGCCGGTGTGCTCCGACGAGGCCGAAGCGCCGTTGATGAGCTGGCGGTCGAACTCGGTCGTGTACGCACGCGCCAGGTCGTCAGCGATGACGACGTCGGCACCCGGGAACGACCTCTCGAAGAACTGGATCGAGACGTCGGACTGTCCCGCGATCGTGCGAATCGAGGTGCTGAGCTGCGACGAGACGAAATCCGTCTCGCTCACCGAGCCGTTTTCGGTCTGCGCAGCGACCGAGGTGCCGGTGGTCACGCGAGGGACCGAGATGGTCATGCCAGCGTCAGGCAGGGGAGCCTTCGGCAGCTGCGCGAGCAGCGGGCCGCCGGCGCGAGCCTTGGGCGCGGCGTACTCGGACAGGTAGACCGGGGGAACGTAGCCGGCACCGCCCGAGGCGGCCGTCACGTCACGCATCTCCACCGAGTGACGGTGCAGGCGCTCACGCGCCTCGACGTCGCCCGAGTGAGCGCGCATCACGTCACGGAAGAACGACTGCTGCCCGTCGGGGCGGTAGATCGACTCCTCCTTGCGAACCTCGACGCGCACGTCGTCCTCCTCGACCAGGAGCGGCTGCGAGGCACGAGCCTCGGTCACCTTCTCCATGCGGTCCACGATCTTCTTGCGGCGCTCGATCTCGACCTCAGCGGCGGCGCAACGCGCCTCCAGCTCGTCCAGATCGGTGCCCTCAGCCGGCTCGGACAGCGCAGCGGTGGCCTCGTCGAGCTCCTCGACGGCGGCAACGAGCGCGGAGCGAGCCTCAATGAGCTTGTCGCTCATGTTGGTCACCTCGTGTTCAGTCTGTGATGGGAAAGGCGGGCGCGCCACTTGGCGGCCCGGATGCGTCCCTCGTCGGAACGCGATCGGCCCATGCCCAGGTCATCGACCTGCGACTCGCTGCCGCCCGGAGAAGGCTCCGCGACGGTGGGCGTGGCCCGTGCGATGAGCACGCGACCATCCGATCGAGCCCTCTCGAGCATCTCGGCCTTGGTGGCCTCGTATGCGGGGAAGGGAACGACCGAAACCTCGAACAGCTCACCGACCGAGCGGATCGTTCGCAGCGGGTAGCCGCCGCTCTCGTCCCACTCGTCCTCCTCGACGGTGAACGCAAAACTCATCTGATCCACGTCGGCGCGCATCATCTTGGACGCGACGCGCTGCACGTCGGGATCAACCATGTCGACGCGCGCCCAGATGCGAAGGCCGACCTCATCCTCGACGAGCTCGAGCGTGCCGCTCTTGGTGCGGGCCATGACCGCGCCGTCGTCGTGGTTGTAGAGAAGCCTGACATCGGCACCGCGTGCGAGCACGTTGCTGAACGCGCCAGGGGCGATGACCTCGCGGAAGCCGCCGAGGTCGTGGCTCATGCTGTTGAACACCGCGGCGTAGCCGCGGATGGTCCTGATGTCCGGCCCAGCGCCGCTCTCGCGCCACTCAACGCGGGCAAGCGGGGCGGCCCGCTCAGTGATTACACCGATCACGGTCACGCCCTCGTTGCCGTCGTCGATGTC